TCGTAAGCCCACCCCGTGTCGCCTGCCAGTGTTCGCGGATGGTTATTCGTGTATCCGGAACAGTTGAAATTGACGCCGCCCTGGTACGGATTTCCATCGCCAGTAAAAAGAATTCCGTCCAAATGCATGAGCGCTATGCCACCGATCCGCATACCAGAGGTAATCGTGCCGAGCGCGCCAGAAAAATGCAGCTCCGTCGCAAACTTGGTCCGCAAAACCGTAATATTAGTAGTCAGGTCGATTGCGCGTTGCGAAGTGCTGCTGCCATTCCACGCGTACCCTGTGTCATTTCTCGATACGGGCGCAAGCATCGGCGCGCCAAAGATCGAGATGCGATCGTTATTTGGATGGGCTATTTCGATGGGCTGGGTGTAGACGTATTGAGTGGACTGCGCGCTACCTGACGCAGCGCCAGCCAGTTGCAGGATGACGTGTCCGGTCGGGGTGATGCGGTATTTGCCGAGATAAGCGAATGCCGCAATGAGATCGGAGAACCTCGCGCCTGGCCCGTGCACCGTGAACGTCACCTCAGTGCTGATGATGTATTCCCAGTTCCTTATGAACCCCTCGATTGCCTTGCGAAGCTGTTGAAGATCCGCATTTGACGGCACGCCGCACAATATATCATCAAAATCGGAATAGCCGCGGACGTTTGCGCGGGTAATGACCTCGATGACTTCACGCTGGTCGAATTCTATCGAGGCGGCCGGAACGATCGAACCCTGAATGCCGGCAGCGGGATTGCCATCTACGTACGGCGCGTTGGGGTTTCCGGGCTGATCAAGCGGGGCGTTGTAGCGAATTGGAGCCTCCTGTTTCTGCTAATAGTTCGGCACTTCGTTCCATTCGAGCGTAACGGTGAACGCCCAGGTGCTGGTGGTCTGCGGAACAGAAGCCGTTATGACAAAGCCCTCGTTGTTGGCGAGAACGAGCGGATGATCGGCTTTGTCTTTTTGAAAGAGAAGAAGCGGTTCGATCTGGAAAAGAGAATTGTTCACCGTTGGCGCGGGCGTGGACAAGCTTTCCATCGGCGCAAAATCGAGGGTGCGCACACCCGGATTCAGTGCGGCGGTGGCAGACCACGCGATCGAAGCGCCGGACGCCGCCATGCTCGTCCGCAATTGATTATTATCACCAGTTAGATTGGCAAAGTTGCCGCCGCTGTCAAAGGTAGTGAAGGCGCGCGCCGCGTACAGATCGAACGACGCAATACCGCCAGAAAACGCAGTGACAGTCCATGCCATCATCCGCATTCGCCAAATCAGCGCGACCATCCCAGGCGACGCCCATCGAAACGAGTAGATGGTGGAATTCACGGGCAGCATCGCGGCCATGGTCCCCGACTTTGCGACATGCTGAAAAATTCCACCGGAACCATAATCGAGCGGATAGAGCGTCGCATAAATCATCGATCTCTGCACGCTACCGTCAAGCACCGGGGAAATGTCCTTCATCCTTATGGTGAAGACATTTCCGAGTCCGTCCTTGATCTGCTTATTGTCCGCCATCTCACATGGTTCCTAGCGTCAGATATTGCGTATCGAACGGCTGGGTGAAGTCCAGCGATTCCATGGGGCTGTAATCATAAACGATCTTGGTATGTGCAGGCTGCCAGCGATTGAACAAACACTCCAGATCAGTTGCTATATCGATCCTCAGAAGACGGTCAATGCCGCACTGCGACGAATTGCAATGGAAATATGTAAGCTTCTTCGCCGAGACGTGGATGGTCCAGTAGAACCGGTTCTCCGGTGGCCCCAACGTCCAGTGGTAATGATTCGGATCACCAGGATTGAACTGCCCACGCGTGTCTCCACATCGCGAAACGCCGGTCATATATGGCGCGAATTCGGTAATCTCGATATTGTAGCCGAGTTTTTCCGCAACGCTGTAGAAGTACGCTCTCGATTGAGCGCCGAGCAGCGTCATCTTGGTGACAAGCTCGATTCGCCGATCCGCAAGGGCCGTCGACGGATCCGCTATGCATGGGTCGGGCAGCCCCCAGTTACGTTCCCAATCCGTCAGCAGCTCGAGAGCAGCTCGCGGATCGCTCTCTATCTCCAGCAAGTCGCCAGCGCGGCCATCGACGAACCCCCAGTAATCCGCAAGACCGGAAACGCAGAGAACGAGGGTGCTGAACGGGTCGCGCGGCCACGCCTGGCCTTGCGGCAAGAGCTGCAGAAGCGCGAACGCATAATCACTCCCCGATCGCCGCACGTGACGATCAGCGCTCGAGTACTGCCGCCGTTTCGAGATGACGGCAGGCGACTCGGGCGGCGGCGGCGGAAGATTGAAGTCGAGACCGAAATCGGCATTGAAATCTGAAGACATTGTCAAGCGTATGTGATATCGCCCAGCGTCGGCATGCATCCGACATTGGGCATCGCTGTGTCTCCGGGTTTGCAGTTATAGGAGATGACGCCGACGGCGCTCATTATTGCCTCATCAGTCCACGCCTCGAACCATGTCAACCCGGGAGTTTGGCGCTCGTAGAACATTTTCTCGAGGCTCGCCGTTATGCTGTTCCGCGTCGCCTGATCGCCCGGATTCAAATTTCTGATCGGGACGTTGACCGGAAATGGAATCGGCGCCTCAGTGAAAAAATCCTTCACGGCCACGGGGCGCACCGTATCGAGATAAGCCGCCACGGCGAGGACATCGTCCGGCAACGGGAACCCACCATTATCGGCCCGCAGATCATCCATCATGAACCGCACCGTCACGGTTCCCATGCCCATTTCCAGCGGATACGACCATGCGCGAGTGACCCCGGGATAGCTCTCCGCCCAGGCGACGTAGTCATCCGCATCGCCGCCCATCGGCGGCTTGCGAATTCTGTCCAGAACCCGGAGCCGCAAATCATCATCTGTCTCGTCGTCGGTGCCGCCGTCGAGCGTCTCGACAGTGATGGTTAAACCAGCCGGATCAAGCGCCGTGGCCGCATCGCTCGCCAACGACAACGACGTGCCGGTGGGCAAGTTCGTAATCGAGCCCGCCTGCAGGGCGATGACCGGCGCGGGCGTTGGAGAGCCAGCTGCGCCAGTCGTAATCTGAGCAGTCGTCTGATATGTCGCTGTCGCGTAGACCAGCTGCGTGTATATCGGCACGATGACGCTGGGCGCGGTCGCGACAAAGATCACGGTGCCCTGCGCGGGCGTAGCCAGCTTTCGCCCTGTTGTGCCATCCGAATTGACGAGCCAGATATCGCCGTGGCGATCAAGCCACTCAGTCTCAGCCGTGTCAGGTAGGAGCTGCTTCGCCAGCCAATCTATATACTGCAGCGTGAGATGGCAAAGCGCGCCCATCGCGTCGGAAATGACTCGGAGCACGCTGTTGGGAACGTTCGCATCGGCGCCGGGCAGGCGCCCGCGAACACTGTCGCGAACGGCGCTGCGAACGTCACGAAGATTGGGCGTTGTCCAGGGCATCACATACCATTCATGGGACGATGTCCGACCATAGCACCTGATACTGAAGCTCGATCTCGATCCTGGGGCCGCGGAATAACCGGATCAGCGCATTGATGCGCTGCTTGTCGGTACGCGTGACTATGACCTCCATTGCAGACGCGATCCTGAGATCGATGAGCGGCTGCAAGGCTTCCTGGATGAAGAATTTTATTCGAACCAGGGTCGACCCTTCCCATGATTCCGACGGGGCGATTTTTGACCGCCTCAACAGCCACAGGCGGCACCCGATCGGCCACGCTCCCCAGATCAATTCAGCGTCCAGATCGCCCCACCAGCCACGCCGATCAGTCGAGTCCGGATCCGGGAGGAGGTCGCCTTCGTCCGCGAGACGATCAGTCCCGAGAGCGACGATGGCGGCCGTAGCGAGAGCCTGAGTTTGGTCCAGCGTGCCGTCGCCAAGAAGCAACCAATCGGACGAGACCTCGGTTTGATAGGGAAAAACAGACTGCTGGACGAGGCGTATATCGCCCATCAGAAAAAGCCGCCGTCGATCGTCTCGGGCGTGCTCGTCATCGCCATCATTGCGCTCGAGCTGCCGCCGCTCTTCCCCCAAACATTCTGGCAGATCGTCCCGTCCTCGAGCACGATGCGCTTGAAGTTGGTGCTGCGGCTACCGCCGCTCTCCCCGCCAAGGTAAACGTTCTTTTCTTTGCAGTGCACGTAGGTTTGCTTGTCATCAAGCTTAAGATGAACCTCTTTCCCCGACGCGGTCGTCTTGTCTTTTGTCACGTCCATGTAATAGGCGGAATTCTGGCCCTGCTTGTAGACAGGCTTCTGGCCCATCTGCTGCTGGCCCCCCTGGCCGCCCTGGCCGCCGGCAGCCCCGCCACCGCCGCCAGACGACGCGTCAAGCGTTTGCGCGCCTCCGCCGCTACCACCCCCGCCGCTGCCGCCCTGGCCTCCCTGACCGCCTTGCTGAGACGGGACAAGCTGCATACGAACCGTCTTGCTCTCGTCCGCCGACCAGAATCCGCCGTCCGTGGTCATGTGGAATTGTTGCTGATCCTTGGCGCCGCGAAACATCGCGGTATCACCCTGCGCCATCCCGTAGAGGCGATGACGGCGATCGTCCATGATGGCGCAAACCGGAAAGCTGCGGTTACCGCCAATGAAGGACATGAAACCCTCGGCGCTCTTCGTCTGACCGCCCGATCCAGATCCCGATCCCGATCCCTGATCGGCGCTATGAACGACACTGGTGAAGCCGTAATTCTGCGGCGACTCGACTTTCTTCCGGCTCTCGCCGGACATCATGTTGCCGCCCATCTCCTGCATGAGCTTCATATCGTCGGCTTGGTGAATAGTCGTGCGCGCGCCGCCGCTAGAGTAGGCGCGGAAGGACGTGTTGGCCGGTGTAGCGCGGTGCATTCGATCACTCCAATGTCGCGGGCGGCGTAGAGAACGGCACATTCGGTTTAGCTTGCGTCGAGCTTGCGCCAGGTGATCCCGTGGCCGGATCAAAAGAAGCGGCTCCGGGCGCCCCTAGATTGTATCTGCCGTTGTCTCTGAGCAGCTCAGGAACGACGAGATCCAGTACCGTCTCCGTCCCGGCCTGACGGGATTGCATGAACGTCGCGGATTGGACTTTCATGACCATATTGAGCATGCCCATGGGGGACCAAACGCGGATATCGCTACCCGCTTGCCAGAGGTGATTGTCGCTGGGACGCATCCAGCCCTGCACCGTGATGGTCGCCTGAATGATCGTGCCCTCGCTCCAGATGGCCTCGGCGGCTGCGCGCGCCTGCACCTCCGCCTTGCTCCAGACTGGCTGCTCGGCCGTCGTGAGCTTCGGGCTGTACCGCACCGAAGAGCCACCGACCTGACCCTTTTGCTCTGACGCCGCGGTCCCGTTCTGATCATCGCTGGCGGCCGTCTGCCCATAGACGATGTACTGAGAATAAATGTCCTGCGAGGTGATCGTGACCTGCGCCTTCTTGATGTTGACGCCCTCGGTCAAATCGGCCGACGGCGTGAAAGAGTGCTGCCCGATCGCCAGGAAATTGCCGAGGTGATCCGAGCCCATCACGATGCCGCGCGGCCGCGCGATGCGCTCGAGAAAAGCCCATATCGTCTCGCCAGGCTCGGACTGGAGCCGCGCGAACGGCGTTGCATCGAGCGACCCTATGGTCTTGAGCCCGACCCCGGTCGGCGCGAGCACCTCGCGCGCAGTCTGCTCGAAACTCTTGTCGTCATAGTTTCCAACTGGCTCATCGCCCTGCGGGACAATGCTCGCTCGATGTGCCCACCACGTGATGCCGACCCCGTCCAGCATTACGCCGTGATTATCGGCGTCATAGGCAACCTGCCGAGTGATAATGACGCCAGTGATCGCGAGCTGACCGCCGAGGTAGATCGCGCACTGATCGCCGGGCTTGAACTGCAGCAAGCGCCAGTCCATCGGAACCTCGACTTGGTCCGCTGTCGTGAACTTGAAGGTGGGGTAAGCCTCGGCCCACCGATGCTGGACCATGACGGTTTCCCAGTCGGAGAACTTCCTGCCGTTGACAACAATGGTGGCGGTCTCTTCGGCAAACAACTGCGCCGGCGTCTTGGAACGCACAAAGGTGGCAGGAACTGGCGACTTGATTGGCGCGTTCATGCTGATAAAGCCCGTCCTATCGGCCGCATGAACAGCGGATGCACGACCTTATTTTCGTCAAGCATCTCGTCGGCGCGGCTGGCGTCATAGTAAAGGCGGTTCGACATCACCAGCGTAGGCATCGGGGTGGCGAAATAGAAACTGACCATATCCGGAAGCGGCCTAGCGGTGTCGACCAGGAAAGCGATGATGCCAGCGTGCAACTCTATGAGATCACGGTAGGACATCTGATCCATCTCGTTCGCCGCGGTTTCTTCCGCATCATCGAAGATGCCGTTCACCACCGCCTGGAGCGCCTCAACATCCGAGCGCGAGACGAAAGTCATGTCTGCGATAACGAGCCCCTCCGTCACGAGGCATAGGCGCATGATCGATTCTTTGATCATTGTCGCGCCGACCGTAACCGGGGTCTCAAGCTCGGTCTGCTGCCGGACCCAATCAAGTTGAGGCTGAGTGATATTGTTCGCTCGCGCGAGTTCGAAGCAATCCGACAGAGGCGGCCCTAGTTGATCGAGGTAGATCAGCTGCGCGGCGTTGGCATAGAGCAACCCGACGGCAGTCCTCAAGTCCGACCCGGCGGTGCCCCGCGTGAGGGACACGCCCAATAGATTGAGCAGGGCCCGTTGAACGATAGGCGTAGCTTCCTTCGTCTCATCTTTGAACATGAGCAATTCTACGCAAACCGGGCTGTGGTTTTGGAGCACCGGCTGCCGCAGCCGCCGTAGCCTGTTCGAGACCGGTCATCACCGTGAGAACGCGAGCGCGAAGATCCTCCGACGCCTTCTTGAGATTATCCTGCGCGGAAGTCGCCGGCGTTGACGGAGCCACCCCGTACTCGACAAAGGTCATGTCGAAGACGCAGAACCCTCCCGCGCGCTCCTCCTCCGCCCAGCGGTATTGCGGGCACATGACCATGAACGGCTCGATAGTAGGCAGCTGAAGAACGGCCGGCCCGAATTGCTCGAGCGCGGTGATCAACGCGTCTCTGGCGACACGATAATCTTTGCTGTAGAGATCGATGCCGGTATCGGTCGGAAATGTGATGATGTAGCCGCGAACGCTGAACTCCATTGTGCGCTGTCCCATATCCTCGGAGTACGGGAAATCGCGCTTCGGAAATTCGTGAACAACAACGTGGCGGCCGCTCTCCTTGCTGCCCGTCTCGACGTGAAACATCTTCCCGCGAAACGAGGCGGGCAACAGCTCGTCGCGCCACGGGATTTTAATATCCCTGATTGTCCCAGCCATTTACTGGTCGGCTCCCATTGTCGCCGGCTCTCCCTGCTTGGGAGCGCGGTCCATCTGCGTTTGCCTGTTGACTTCAACCTTTTTAAACAGGCCGCTGGCATGCCCCCGAACCATGGTGCCCTTCGGCGCGTTGACATCAACGCTAATCTTCCCGGTGCCAGTCACGGTGTGCTGCATCGAGCGGTCCATGGCGCCCCGGTCTATTCCCTCGGCCTTGGCATCGCCAGTCGCGGCTGTATCGATTCCTGCGCGGCCCAGAGGACCCATGTCAGCATATGGATGCGCTCCTTGATCCCCCGGGCCGCGTACGGCAGCGGCCTCTTCGCTCTTGCCGAGATGCATCGCGTTTGCACGAGCCGCGCGCCATTGCTCGTCGGTTAGAGGATAAGGCTCTGACACCTTGGTTTCGTATCGCGCCATGGCCTTTAGAAAGGCCAGCCCCTGTTCCGATTTCAGAAACTCCGGGGTGATTCTCGTATTGGCCGGAATTCCCGTCATCTTCGAAATAATCGGAGCGTAGCTCTCACCATGACCAACCCAGGTGCCAATCAGATCCTGCATAGTCTTGCCGGAATATAGCTTGCTTTCCGACATTTTCCGAATTGTCGCCGCGGCGCCCGCCGACTTGCTGGGGAAAATCGAGGGCGTATCGAATTGCGTAATCTGGCGACCGGGCAATCCACCCTGTTCTTTGGCGTATTTATCAAACCACATATTGAACGGATTGTTGAAACGCTCTCCGGCCGGCCGGGACTTGTCGGAAAGCTCAGCTTCGGTGGGATATTTGCCGCCGCCGATGGGCGCGTCTGATGCGCTGGCGCCTCCCGGACGCACCCCTTGCGGAACGCCTTCCACCGCAACCGGCGCTTTGCCGCCGGGATCATGCGTCATGGACGCCTGCCCGCCGGGGCCAACATGCAGGTACATCTGCCCTTTCGCAGACTGCGCGAGAATAGCAGCCTTGGCCCGCGGCCACTCGGAAGGCGCTATGGCGAAACATCCTAGCGTGTATAACCTGTCCAGATCGGCGCCCGACCCAGGATGGATTGCGATGCCCCCGCGCATACTTTTTAATTTCGGATCAAATATCTCGTTTTTATTTAACCCTAATCCGCCTAGCCTCTGTATGATTGGACCAAACGCCCCCTTAGCGATGGGGTAGTCGCCATAGGGAATGGAACCTCGACTTCCTGGGGCGCCGCCAGATCCCCAATGAAACTGACCGGGCGTGCCCTCTATCGAAGCTAAACCGTGCATGTATGCAGGCCTATTCGCCTGGTCAGCGGTGGCGCCGCCCGCCCCGCCTCCGCCTTCACCCGGCCAAGGCAGCATGCCGGTTTGATTGGTTGTGCCAATATCAGCACCACCGCCGCTACCGCCGCCCAAGCTGCGGCCACCCCCGCCGCCGCCGAAGAGATGACCCATACCGCCTATGGCGCCACGGCCGCGGCCTCCGCCAAAGAGACCGCCAAGAAGACCGCCGAGACCACCGCGGCCACCGCGGCCACCATGGCCCAGACCGCCGAGGCCCCCGCGGCCACCGCCGCCAAGGAGACCACCGAGACCACCATGGCCACCACCAAGGAGGCCTCCAAGAAGACCACCGAAACCACCGAGACCCCCGTGGCCACCACCGAGGAGAGCCCCGAGAATGCCGCCAAGACCACCTCCACCGCCGCCGCCGCCGCCAAGGAGACCACCAAGGCCGCCGCCCAAACCGACACCACCGCCGCCGCCGCCTAAAAGACCACCGAGGCCGCCGCCGCCCCCGCCGAGAAGGCCCCAAAGGATGCCCCCGAAGCCCCCACCGCCGCCGCCCCCGCCGCCGCCTAAAAGACCACCGAGGCCGTCGCCGCCGCCAAGAAGACCGCCGAGCCCGCCGCCCAAACCGCCGCCGCCGCCACCGAGGAGAGCCCCGAGGACGCCCCCGCCACCGCCGCCGACGGACGCAGGTCCAACCCCGAGACCCGGCGCGAGGCCGCCCATACTGGCAATTACCGAGCCTCCACCGACGCCGCGCATCAGGAACTCGTTTAGCTTCGTCATCTGCTCGACGAGCTTCTCGGTCTCCTGCACTTGCCGTTTCATCAAATTGACGCCCTCAGCGGGCTGAACCATTTCGCCCGCATGAAGCATCGCGAACTGATCGCGAGGAATGAAGCCGCCTTCCTGGTGCTGCGGGATGTCACCGATGCCAAGCTCAGCGCCGAGGTCGCGGCCACGCCGCGGACCTATCTTCGGGATGACGTTCGGATTCGGATCGAGCTTGGGTATTAGCCAGTTCGGTATCTGCGGAAAGATACTCGGCTCGCGCTCATGCTGCTCGCGCCGCTCCCGGCGCCGCCTCTCGATCTCCTCGAGATGCTTGCGGTACTCCTCGGTTTCGGGTTCGTGCTGCTCCTCGGGATCTTTCAACTTAGATCCAGGCATGAGTGCCGGCAGAATTCCATGCTCCTGCCATGCCTTAAAAAATTGATCCCATTTCTCAAAAAATTTGTCGATTTTCTCCATGATCGGAATAGCTGCAGCCATCCCCTTGAATGCCAAAGCGTCAGAAATGTGTTCAGCATGTTGCTTGGTGGTTTCGAGTATCGAATTAAATTTCAACGCGGCTTGCTCCCGCGCTTGCTGCACTTTCTTCTCCTCCTCGGAAACCGTTTTGAATGCCTCCTTGACCATCCCGATATCAGGGAGACCCATCTGAGCGAAAAAGCTCTTTCGAACACCGGCGGCTCCGGTCTGGACCTCCTCCTCCGAGATCGACTTGCCCCACTGCTCTCTTAGAGCCTTAGCTGCATTGTCGAAAACCTCCTGACCCTTCTTTTTGACCTCGTTCAGTTGCTCGGACTTGTCCTTGCCGACCAAGCTATTCAGCCATTGCCCCATCAAATCCCGGCTTGGCCCGACAGTGCTCTGAATCATTTCTTGGCGGAATTTACTATTGGCGCGCGACAAATCCGCCATGTTGTCGCTGAACTTTCTGATACCATCCTTCATTGTATCGGCCGCGATGCCCGCGCGCTCGGCCGTCTCGACGAAACTCTCAATCTGAGCGCCGCTGGTCCCCGTCTCTCGGGAGAGACGGTTGAATTCAATCATCTTATTTGTGAAATCCTTGATCTTTTCAATGGTACCGCCAACGGCAACGCCGACCCCTATCGCGCCTGCGGAAACTCGCAGGAGGCCGCTAATGAAGGGCGGCAAAATTTCCTCGGTGACCTTATCGATGCCCTCACCGAGGGGCTTGAAGTGCTCACGCAGCTCCTTGAGTCGCGTGGCGCTGGTCCGCAGCGCGTTCGAGGTCTCGCTACTCCCCAGATTTTGCATCTGGCCGCGAATGCGAGCCAGCTGCGGCGTCGCATTGTCAACGAGGTCGACCGTTAAACGTAGGGTTTCGTCAGCCATCGTCTTCCGGCGGTCGCATGCGCTCGATGATCTGCTGCGTACGCCTCATGTGCGTCTGCACGGCAGAGATCGGCATCGCGAGAAAATGTTCGGGGGATTGGTGGTACCAACGGGCAAGCCAGTAGCAATCGAGGACCAGGTCCTCGGCCGCCTCTACCAAGCCAACGCTGGTTCCGGCAAGAAAAAAGTTCGCAGTCTATAGGCGCAGGAATTCCAGTCCCGTGGGTCCATCTTGTCGAGCATCGGCGAGAGCACGCCAGAGAGATTGGCCATGATCAGGGTCATCTTGCGCTCGTCGATCACCGCGTCATAGTCGTCCGTCAAGCGCACCGGGTTGCCGTAACGGTTGATGTCGCCGGCGGTCGGTTCCCGAAACGACAGCTCCTTCAGCTCTCTATCGTTCTGATCGCGGATTGGCTTATGGACTAGCTTTACTTTGATAGGCCACGTCTCCTTGTACTCCTCCACTTTAGGCGCAGGCGGCGGAGACGGCTCGGGTGCCGGCGCCGCTACCGGCTGCGGAGCCACAGGGTCGGAGCGCTGGAACCCTTCTCGGGCGACGGGTGCATTCATTTACCACGTTCCTTCCTGGCAGGTGATGCCTTCCCAGCGAACCCTAGTCTGGCCGTCCCTGGTATTGACCTCGAGGCCGGCCTTACAGACGGCTTGACCAAGAGTATATTGCTTCTGGTTGGCCAGCTGAGCGACGACTGTGACATTGACCTGAGCCTCGAGGTCCAGGATATTGAGGTTAGGCACCGTCGAGATATCTCCCTCAATGTACGGCACGCGAGGCAATTCCTGATAGCCATGGATACCATCCTGTCCGGCTAGCATTGTCCTCTCGACGACGGTCGGGGAGACCGTGAAGTTACCGCGCAGCGCCATCTGATTGTTGTCGACCATCAGAAACGCTATGCCGGCGATTCGAACTGCCATGATGAATTCTCCTTCTCGTCAGATTGTGATCACCCGAACGAGGGCAAGATACCCGTGACGCCAACCGGGCTCCCGGCGGTGATTAACGTATCGAGACCTCGATCATATTGGAGCCTGAACTGCGCCAACACGGCGAAGATCCTCAACTGATTGATGAGGTCAGGCGGATACAAGACGTTCATCCTGTTTGGATCATTCGGATCGCGCTCGACCAGCAGGTTCTGCGCGAACGCGGTCGAATTCTCGACAAGCCCGTTAAACTCGTCGATGAAGTACTGCGAGATCAACTCGCCACGAACGATACCAGGAGTTACGATCGCCTGCCCCGGGCCGAACCTCGTCCCATCATCCGCAAGCTTAACTCTCGCGTACTTGCTGGTGATCGCGTAGCGCTGATTACGCAATAACTTGGCAAGCGTCGCGAGCGTGGTCACAAGCTCGTAAGCGTCGTCGCTCTGACCGTAGAGATTGCGCTGATAGGTCGTCGATTCCCGAGCTATCATCGGCTGATTGTCGGATCCGGCCTTTTGGATCGCGATGCCGTTCGACGCAAGGCCGTTCAGCTCCACGAAATCAAAACGTGATTGGAGCGGAGCCGATTTGATCTTGTTGAGCGACAGCG